GGCACGGTCGGCAAGGCGAGGATGCCGGAGGAGCAGCGGGACCGTCCGCTCGGCAAGAAGGAGGAGGCGGCGCGGGCCGCCGAGACGGCGGCGACCGGGACCTACGCGACGCGGGCACCGCCGCGGCGGCAGCCTGAGACGGTGCAGTGAACCTCGACTGGTCGACCGCCTGCCCCGACTGGCAAGAGAGGATCGTCGAGGGGCGCTCCCTGGTGCCGTGCGACCCGCTATTTCCGGCGGAGGCCGCCGCGGCGCTCGAGATCTTCAAGTCGCTCAAGATCGTCGATGCGCCCGGCAGCCCGACGATGGGCGAGGTCTGCCGGCAATGGGCGTTCGACTTCGTCGCGGCGATCTTCGGCGCGTATGATCACGACGGCCTCGCCGGCGAGGCCGGGCGCCAGCTGATCCGCTATTTCTTCCTGCTGATCGGCAAGAAGAACATGAAATCGACGCTCGCCGCGGGCGTCATGGTGACGGCGCTGGTGCGCAACTGGCGCGAGTCGGGCGAGTTCTACATCCTGGCGCCGACAAAGGAGGTCGCCGACAACTCGTTCACGCCGGCGCGCGACATGGTGCAGAGTCACGATGCGCTCAGCACCATCCTCAAGCCCAGTGCCGGACGCGTCATCGAGCATCGCAACACCGGCGCGACCCTCAAGGTGGTGGCGGCCGACACGGAGACGGTCTCCGGCAAGAAGACGATCGCGCTGTTCGTCGACGAGCTATGGCTGTTCGGCAAGCGGGCGAACGCGGCCAACATCTTCCGCGAGGCGATGGGCGGGCTCGCCTCGCGGCCGGAAGGGTTCGTGATCGACGCGTCGACCCAGGGCGATGGGCCGCCGTCGGGCGTATTTGCACAGCGGCTGGAGAAATTCCGCGCGATCCGCGACGGCAAGCTGGTCGACAAGCGCAGCCTCGGGATCCTCTACGAGTTTCCCAGGCACATGATCGAGAGCGGGGCATACAAGGACCCCGCCAACTTCTACATCCCGAACCCGAACCTCGGCGCCTCGGTCGACGAGCAGTATCTGCTCGAGCAGCACGCCGAGGCCGAGCGCGACGGGCAGTCCGCGCTGATCGGCTTCTGGGCGAAGCATCTCAACGTGCAGCCCGGCATGGCGCAGCGGGCCGACAGCTGGGCCGGCGTGCTGGTGTGGGAGCGCGGCATCGAGATCGGCCTTACGCTCGATGCGATCCTCGCTCGCTGCGAGGTGATCACGATCGGCATCGACGGCGGCGGGTTGGACGATCTGCTCGGCGTCGCGCTGATCGGCCGGGAGAAGGGAACGAAGCGCTGGCTCGGCTGGGCGCACGCGCTGATCTCAGACATCGGCATCGAGCGGCGCAAGGCCAACATCGAGGACTACGACAAGTTCGAGCGGCAGGGCGATCTCACCAAGTTCATCTACGTCCGCCCGGTCACGCTCGATTTTGTCCGCCAGCCGGACGGCACCTGGGCTGACAAGGCTGGTAATCCGGTCGCGTTGCCGAAGGATCAGCCGCGCGACGCCGGGCGGCAGTACATCGTCGACCTGGTGCGCAAGGTGCAGGAGCGGGGCCTGCTGGCGCAGGTCGGGGTCGACGCCGCCGGCATCGGCGCGATCGTCGACGATCTTGCCGAGCTCGGCGTGACCCAGGATGCCGAGATGCTCGATCCGGTGCGCCAGGGCGTCGCCCTGATGGGTGCGATCAAGACGATCGAGATCAAGCTCGCCGACTACAGCTTCCGCCATGCCGGCAGTGAGATGCTGGCGTGGTGCATGGGCAACCTGCGAGTGATCCCGACCAGGACCGCGATGATGGTGGCGCGGGACGAAGCCGGGTTCGGCAAGGTCGATCCGTCGATGGCGCTGTTCAACGCTGCGCACCTGATGAGTCTCAATCCGGAGGCATCCGGTCGGTCCGCCTTCGATGCCGACGATTTCGACGACGTGATGCAGACAGGCGCCGCCGAGGCGCCGATGACCGACACGGAGCTGGCGATCCTTCGCGATCCGACGCATCCGAAGTGGCATGAGATGCGCGACCGTTGGGAACGTGAGAACCTCAAGCTCGACGAGGAGGTCGCCTGATGTTCGACCGCCTGCGCGACAGGATCGCTGCGCTCGCGATACGCGCCGAGCGCTTCACGCGCGAATGGCGCCATCCGGGCGCGCAGCGCGTCGCCAATGCGATGCGCACGCTCGCCGGCGTCACCATCACGCCGGATACCGCCGTCACGATCGCCACCGTGTGGGCCTGCCTGCGCTTCCTGTCGCAGACCACGGCGATGTGCTCGTGGCGGGCGATGCGCGACGGCAAGAATGGGCCCGAGGTCTCGCCCTCGCACGGCGTCGACTACCTGGTGTGGAAGCGGGTCAGCGACGAGTGGTCGTCGTTCCAGTTCCGCGAGACCTTGGTGCACTGGGCGCTGCGCTGGGGCAACGGCTATGCGGAGATCGAACGCGACCAGGCCGATCGTCCGTTCGCGTTGTGGCCGATCCATCCCGAGCGCGTGGTGGTCTGCCGTGCGACCGAGGACGGCACGAGCGACGCGGGCCGGCCGATCCCGACCGGCAAGCTGTTCTATGAGGTCGCCAACGGCACCGGCGGCAAGTCGATCGTCGCGGCGCAGGACATGTATCACCTGCGCGGCTTCGGCGAAGGCCCGGTCGGCGTCAACGTCATCGCCTATGCCTCGCAGTCGCTCGGCTGGGCGCGCGCGATCCAGCTGTTCGGCGCGTCGTTCTTCGGTAACGGCATGAATGTCGGCGGCGTCGTCGTCAACAAGAAGCCGTTATCTCCCGCCGGTCTCAAGCGGCAGCGCGCCGAGCTCGAGCAGCTCTACAAGGGCCCGAACAACGCCAACCGGTTCGCTGTGATCGACAACGACGCCGACTGGAAGTCGGTCGGCATCGATCCGCAGAAGTCGCAACTGGTCGAAGTGCATCAGCACCTGGTCGAGGAGGTGTGCCGCTGGTTCGGCGTGCCGCCGCACAAGGTGATGCACCTGCTGCGCGCCACGTTCTCCAACATCGAGCAGCAGGCGATCGAGGTGGTGGTCGACGCGATCGCGCCGTGGGCCAAGCGCCTCGAGGACGAGGCGGACTTCAAGCTGTTCGGCGTGCAGAACCGGCTTGGCTTCTACACCAAGATCGACCTGCGGGACCTGATGCGGGGCGACACCGCGGCGCGCGCCGCCTACTACAGGGAGATGGTCGCGGTCGGTGCGTTCTCGCCCAACATGGTGCTGCAGAAGGAAGGCGAGCGCACGATCGGCACGGCCGGCGACATCCACGTGATGCAGAGCCAGAACGTCACGCTCGAGACGATCGCCGAAGGCCCGGCCGACAACGTCGTGCCGCTCAAGCCCGGCAAGGTGCCGACCGAGCCGCCGGCATCCGATCCGGCGGAGCAGCGCGCCGCCGCCGAGCTGATCGCCTGGGCGGAGCAGATCGAACGGGTCGCCGCATGACCGGACCGATCGTCAATCGCGCCCCGCCGTCATCCGGCGAGCCGGGCGAGCCCGCCTCGGGCGGCCCGATCGCGGCCGCGTTGCGGCTGTTGCGGTCGTTCGAAGGGCAGCTCGCCGCGCTGGCGAGCCGTCTGGCCGCGGTCGAGCTGCGCCCGCTGGCGCGCGACGGCCGCGATGGCCTCGTCGGCCCTCAGGGAGCGCAGGGCGAGCGCGGCGTGATGGGCGAGCGCGGCCCGCAGGGCGAGCGTGGCGTGCCGGGCGAGCCGGGACCGCGCGGCCCGCAGGGCGAAGCCGGCGCGCCGGGCCCGACGGGCGAGCGCGGCGCGCCCGGCCCACAGGGCGAGCGCGGGCCGGCGGGAGAGCGCGGGCCGCAGGGGGAGGCCGGNCTGCGCGGCGAGCCGGGGCCCGCCGGCGCGATCGGTCCGCCGGGGTCGCAGGGCGAACGCGGACCGCAGGGCATTGCTGGCGAGGCCGGTGCGCGCGGGCCGGAAGGTCCGATCGGCCGCGATGGCCGCGATGGCGNGCCGGGCCCGCAGGGCGCGCCAGGCGAGCGCGGCGAAGCCGGGCCGCGCGGCGAGCCGGGTCCCGCCGGCGAGCGGGGCGAGCGGGGCGAAGTCGGGCCGCAAGGTGTTGCCGGCGAGATCGGGCCGTCTGGCCCGGCCGGCGAGCCCGGCGCGCGCGGCGAGCGCGGCGAGGCCGGTCCACGCGGCGAGCGCGGCTTGCAGGGCGAGCGCGGCTCGCCAGGTCCGCGCGGTGAGACCGGTCCGGCCGGCCCGCAAGGCGAGCCCGGCACGATCGTCGAGCTCGGCGAGGACATGCCGGCCAATCTCGATGCGTCGCGGCTGCGCAACCTGCGCATCCGCGAGGTCACGATCGACGGCATGACCGTCCAGGTTCTCACGCTGAATTGAGGCTCCCATGTTGCGAATCATGATGGCCGCGCGCGAGCAGACGCTCGACGCCAACGTGCTCAAGTTCCAGCCACGCCCGAAGGATCGCGCGCTCAACTATCGCGTCGTCAAGGCGGCGGCGAGCAGCGCCGAGATCTATCTCTACGATTCGATCGGGTCATGGTTCGGCATCTCGGCCAAGCAGTTCGTCGCCGACCTCAAGGCGCTGGGCGACGTCAAGACGATCGACCTGCACATCAATTCGGACGGCGGCGACGTGTTCGACGGCCGCGCGATTTATTCGCAGCTCGCGCAGCACAAGGCGCGCATCGTCGTGCATGTCGACGGCATTGCGGCGTCGATCGCCAGCCTGATCGCGATGGCGGGAGACGAGATCCGCATGGCCGACGGCGCCTTCATGATGATCCACAACGCATGGGGGCTGAGCATCGGCGATGCCGCCGAGATGCGCCGCATGGCGGACCTGCTTGAATCCGTCAATTCGACGATCCAGGACACCTACGCGGCGCGCACCAAGCAGTCGATCGCCGACCTCAAGACCTGGATGGACGCCGAGACCTGGATGACCGGCGAGGAAGCGGTCGACCGCGGCTTCGCCGACGTGCTCGATGAGCCGGTTAAGGCCGCTGCGACGATCCGCGAGCCCGGCCGCTTCCGCAATCTGCCGAGCGCGCTGCAGCCGCGCCGCGCCGCGGCGCTCGCCCGGCTGGCCGCGCTCAAGGGCGCCTGATCGGATTCCGGCGCAGGCCGGATGGCCCGGTGTAATGCGCCAAGGGCGGGCGCATCGCAGCGGCGTGAGACGCCGCACCTCCCCTGATGGAGCGGCCCCGCCGGGGGCCCCCCCGGCGCCGCCACCATCGTCCCCGCGCCGTCGCGAGACGCCGCAAATCCCACAGATGGAGATCTCGATGCAGAGGCACGTCACCTCGCAGGCCGCGCGCAGTGGCCTGCTTCTCGCTTCGGCGGCCGCGTTCGGCGCCGCCG